GGTGCTTTTACCTCATGGAACTCAGGCAAAGCTGTAGACATTGACGAGTATCGTGATTGGGCATTAGAGAACTCAATCAAGTATAAAAATGTTCGCTGCATAAATCTAGATGTGATTCCTGGTGAAGCAGGTCGCAACTCAACTAAGCAAGAGCGTATCGATGGCATGAAAAAATCAATCGAGAACGCTGACTATCTTCGCTCGTTTGGCTTGAACATTATGGAAGTATTTCACCAAGATGAACCGCTTGAGTTTCTTGACCTTTTGCTATCACGACTACCAGACAAAGGTGTGCTCTGCCTCTCACCTCGAAACGATGTTTCCTTGAAGCGAAAGTCAGAATGGCAGAAAGGTGTACTGAGTCATTTTCTAAAAAAGTTTGAAATTGATGAGTTACCTAGAACTCATGGACTAGCGGTAACAAGCAAAAAATTGATTACCGAGTTTCCTTACTTTTCTGTCGACTCTTCTTCTTATGCCACTCCTGCCATGTATGGTCGAGTAATCAATCATGATGGTGAGCAGATGAGCAATAAAGAGTTTATGGGATTTGATGTTCGCAATACTAAAGAGCATCAAGTTCCTATGAACTTTCTATTTCAAAGAATGCTTGAGCAGAACATCAAAATGGCTGAGATGGCAACTACCATCTGGAAAAATCGTGGTGTGGTATGGGAGTAGAGGTTCGATACGCTCGACCTTCAGATGTTGAAATGATTATCAAAATCGCTCGACAAGATACTCAGCTTCTTGGTTTCACTCCAAGAGCTGGCGTTACAGACTTTGTGAATAAAGAAGCAGTGCTAGTAGCGGTTCGAGATGGTCGCTATGTTGTTGGCTTTCTAGAGTTTGGTGGACTAACCAAACCTGAGTGGACTATTTATAATTTAGCAGTGCTTCGACTCATGCGTAATCAAGGCATAGGTAAACAACTTATTAGTGCTTTTGAAATTCTTGCTAAAGATAAAGCTAAATCAATCAAACTAAAAGTCACTTCGACAAATACAGTGGCGATTGATTTTTATCGCAGAAATGGGTTTAGTATTAGTGATGTGAGTAAAGCAACTAATCAAGAAGTTTACCTAATGCGAAAGGAGCTGACGAATGAATCTTGATGTAGAACTACTACCTATCGACAAAGTTCATCCGAATAGTTGGAATCCAAACAAGCAGAGCGATAGACAATTTCAAGCAGAGATTGAATCGATTCTTTCAAATGGATTCCTTGCTCCGATTCTTGTTCGCAAAAGCAATAAAGGTTGGGAAATCCTCGATGGTGAACATCGAAGAAAAGCAATGCAAATAATCATTGACCAGAAAATGGTTGGCTCAAAAAATGTTCCTGCTCTAGTTGCTGATAAAAAAATTCCAGCAATAGTAATTGATGCCGATGATGCTCAAGCAAAGAAGCTCACAGTAATCATGAATGAAACCAGAGGTCGAGCAGAGCTTGGCGAGCTGGCTGTTCTTCTCGAAAGCATCTCAGACGAACTTGGCGATGAACTGATTACAGGTTTGCCTTACTCAGAGAAGCAACTTCAAGACCTTCTATCGCTATCTGAGTTTGATTGGGATAGCTTTGAAGGCATTGAACTACCTGAAGGTGAAGACTCTTCAGACGATACTGAAGTGCTATCAACAAAGATAGTTGCTTTCCTGTCACCAAACATAGAACTTCTTTGGAAGGAAGCATTGATTCAAAACGCTGCTTTCTTACCTAAAGATGAAAAGCAAGCAGCTGGTAAGCTGATTGAAATCCTACTAACTCGCTAAAGGAGAAAACAATGGCGAACCCAACAACAGAACACCTCAAAGCACTAGGCAATAAAATCGAAGGTAGCTTCGATGTCGACCAGATTGAAACTTTCGATGCTCCTGATGTCGATGTAGTCAGCTTCCGCACTGATGAAGTTGGCGGTCTATGTCCTGTGACCATGCAACCAGACCTTTACACTGTTGAGATTACTTACGAGCCGAATGGCAAGTGTATAGAATCAAAGACCTTGAAGCTTTACCTGACTAAGTTTCGCAATGAAGGTATCTTTGGTGAAGCTCTTACTGCTACTATTGCAGACGACTTGTTTGCTGCTATTGAACCTAGCAAACTAAGTGTCCGAACTACTCAGCAGATTCGTGGTGGTCTTCAGATGACGACAGTAGCAAGTCGTGGCTAAGGCAACACTAATTGTTTCAGGTGGCATGGATTCTGCCACCCTTGCTTACTTTTATGCAGAACAAGAATACGAGCTTCATCTTGTTGGATTTGACTATGGTCAGCGACACTCAAAGGAACTGCTTAGTCTTGAAAAGATAGCAAAGACTCTTGAGTGCAGTTGGCAAGTAGTAGACCTTACTAAACTCAAAGAAGCTCTTGGTGGTAGCTCTCTTACCTCAGATGATGTGGAAGTGCCAGATGGTCACTATGCTGAGGAAACAATGCGTATCACCGTTGTTCCAAACCGTAATGCAATCATGCTGTCAATCGCTACTGGTATCGCTGTAGCTAATGGTAGTGAGATAGTCGCTACTGGAGTGCATGCTGGCGACCACTTTATCTATCCTGACTGCCGACCAGAATTTATCTCAGCAATCGGCAAAGCATTCCTACTGGGAACTGAAGGTCATGCGGTTGAAGGTTTCAGCTTGCAAGCTCCTTTCGTGCTAGCAACTAAAGCTGAGATTTGCGAAGTCGGTATGGGCTTAGGTGTTCCTTATGAAGACACTTGGAGCTGCTATAAAGGTGGCGAGAAGCACTGTGGTCGCTGCGGAACTTGCGTTGAGCGTATTGAAGCGTTTATCAATGCAGGAGCTGAAGACCCAACCGAATACGAAGATGGAATTGAGTTTGCTCTTGAGGAGATTCGAAAGAAAGCCTAAAAGGTAGAAAATGTCGAAGAATACAAAGAAGTGCCCCAAAGGTCACATTTTGCTCAAGACAACTCTTTGCCTGAAATGTTTGCAATTAGAGAAAGAAAAAAAGAAGTGACTTTCCTTAGCACCAAGACCTATGGGCATGAACTTGGTCTGTCTGCAGTCTTTCGTCAGTGGCGAGCAAAGTCCCACTGCAATCAGCTGCATGGCTACTCACTAAGTTTCAAGTTTACATTTGAGGCAACATATCTTGACGATAAGAACTGGGTAGTCGACTTTGGCGGATTGGTTGGTTTGAAAGCTGCTTTGAAAAATACTTTTGACCATAAGCTAGTAGTCGCTCAAGATGACCCAGAGTTTCAAGTTTTGCTATCGCTTCAAGAGCATGGCATTGCTGATGTAGTCATAGTGGAAGCAGTTGGTTGCGAAAAGTTTGCTGAACTTGCAGCTGCACTTGCAATCAATGAGTTAGCTCACTTGGGCTTATCAGACAGAGTAAAGGTGGTAGAGGTCGAATGTTCCGAGCATGGAGCAAACTCTGCTATTTATAAACCATGACTCTAAACCTTACTCCTAAGCAAGACCGAATCCCTTATCTGAATGTAAATGAAATTTTTGGTCCAACGATTCAAGGCGAAGGACCACATGCTGGTCAGCGAGTTTCCTTCTTGCGACTATCTGGATGCAATCTTTCTTGTGTTTGGTGTGATACTCCTTACTCATGGGATTGGGAACGCTATGACCGCAATGAGGAATCACATCGAGAGAGTGTCACAGATGTAGCTGAAGTTCTGACTAACCTTGAAGCAAGTCGAGTGATTATCACTGGTGGTGAGCCAATGATTCAGCAAAGGCATTTCCCTTTGCTTCAGCAACTCACAGGCTTCAAAATTGATGTCGAAACCAATGGCACAAAAGCTCCAACCCCAGAGGTAATCGATGCTGTCGATTTATTCTGCGTAAGTCCTAAGTTGGCTCATGCTGGTGACCCTGAAAGCATGAGGTTGAAGCCAGATGCTTTGAGAGCTTTCGCTGAGCTTGCTCAAGATGGCAAAGCGTTCTTTAAGTTTGTCGCTCAAGAAGAATCAGATTTTGCAGAGATAGAAACTTTCATTGAAGCTGGCAACCTTAGTTCTGACAGTATCTGGATTATGCCTGAAGGTGCAGACCGAGATACTCACCTTACCAATCTTCAGAAACTAGCCACGCCTGTCGTGGATAGAAACTGGAACTTATCAACTAGACTTCATGTATTAGCATGGGGTAGCGAGAGAGGATACTAATGGCTGTCAATTTTGAGAAACTAAAAGAGATTGGTCGTGAACTCTTAGTTGCTATTGGCGAAGACCCAGACCGCAATGGACTTCAAGATACCCCTGAGCGTTATGCTAAGTGGTGGAGAGAGTTCATCGACTACGATGCTGGCAAGATTGAAACCAGCTTCACTCTCGACAATAATGACCAGATAGTAGCAGTAATTGGTATGAAGGTTTGGTCGCTCTGCGAACATCACCTACTGCCATTCTCAGCAACCATCTCAGTAGGTTACATTCCTGATGAGAAAGTTTTAGGACTGAGTAAGTTTGCCAGAATTGCTCACAAGCATGCTCACAAGCCACAGGTTCAAGAGCGTATGGTTCAGGAGATTGCAGATGAAATTACTAGGGTATGTGGCACTAATGATGTTGCTGTGGTTGCTGATGGAGAGCACTCCTGTATGGTAATGCGAGGAATCAAGACTACAGGCAACATGAGAACTTCCGTCATGCGAGGTCGCTTTCGTGAAGAAGCAGAAACCAGAGCCGAACTACTGAATCTAATCGCTGTCCGACACTAGGCGATGAAGCAGATACTCCTAGCCATAGCAGCCCTGCACTTAGTTGGTTGGGGTTTACTTTTTGGCATAGGAGCTGAATCAATCACTATCAGCACAGGATTGCTTGCCTATACTCTAGGACTTCGTCATGCCTTTGATGCAGACCATCTTGTGGCTATCGATGCCACCACTCGCAAACTGATTCACGAACACAAAGACTCTCACGGAGTAGGCTTTTTCTTTTCACTAGGTCACTCGACAATAGTCTTCGCTGCAACCGCTCTTGCAATTGCAGGAGTCAGCAACATAGGAGAACAGCTACTCAATGAATCCTCACCACTAAAACAAGCTGGTGGCTTTATTGGGTCGCTAGTAGCAGGATGCTTCCTAATGCTTCTAGCAATCTACAACTTCTACATCTTAATCCAGATACTCTTTAGAAAACAGTCAGAGCCAAAAGGTTTCTGGAGCAGATTCATGAAACCAGCCAACTCACCAAAGCAAATGTATCCAATCGGTTTACTATTTGGATTAGGTTTCGATACTGCCACCAGCGTTGCAATCCTATCCTTATCAGTAATAAGTGTTGCTTCAGGACAACTAATCTTCGCAGCCATAGCACTACCAATCATCTTCACCGCAGGAATGGCTCTAGGCGACACCCTAAGTGGCTTCCTAATGCAACAAGGAATGAAATGGGCAACCAAAAAAGACCAAAGACGAACCTATAACCTAATCCTCACTGGAATTGCTATCATTGCATCAATAGCAATAGGTCTACCAATCCTCATGGAGCTATGATGGCAACCAAGGGCAGAAAAATACCAAAGCTCACCGACCCTAAAGTAATACTTCTACTGAATGCACTCAAAGGTGGCAACTACATCGAAGTATCATGCTCTTACGCTGGACTAGCACCATCAACTGTTTACCGATGGCTTGAAAGAGGAAGAGCAGAAAGAGCATCACAAGAAGCAGGTAACAAACCAGACTCCCAAGAAAAGGCTTATCTGGAATTATGCGAGGCAGTAGAAAAAGCAAGAGCCGATGCTGTCTTACGAAATGTCACTATCATCCAACAAGCAGCAGGTAGTGGTCAATGGCAAGCAGCAGCATGGTGGCTTGAACGCTCCATGCCTCAACAGTATGGCAGAAAGATTCAAGCAGAGGTCGCTTCAACTGTTTCTGTCAAAGAGTTAGAGCAACGAATGTTAGCATTGATTGGTGACGATGAAGCAAATCTACATGAGGATGACCGAGCAGGAGCGTAAAGCATTCCTGCTATCTCTCACCTCTGAAGAAGCAGAAATCTTTGAAAGAGAGATGCTGAAAACAGACCTTGCTGCATGGCGTGACATTGCTCGACCTGAACAACTTATGCCTGAAGGTGATTGGTTTACTTGGGCTTTCATCGCTGGTCGAGGTGCAGGTAAAACTCGTTCGGCTGCTGAAGCAATTATTGAAGTTGCTAAGACTCCTAACCTTCGTATTGCTTTGGTTGGTCGTAACCCTGCGGATGTTCGAGATGTTATGGTGGAAGGTGATTCAGGCATTCTTGCTTGTGCTAGGGGCTTAGCAATCGAGTATGAGCCATCCAAGAGCCGACTCACTTTCCCGAATGGAACTAAAGCCTACATTTACTCTGCTGAAGTTCCATCTAAGCTTCGTGGACCTCAGCACCACTTTGCTTGGGCTGACGAGCTTTCTTCTTGGAATGATGCTCATAAAGGTGACTCGGTTGATACTGCTTGGAACAACTTGGTGCTTGGTTTGCGTCTTGGTCAGAAGCCTAGAGTGATAGTAACCACCACACCAAAGAATAATCGTCTAACTAAAACGATTATGGCTCGACCTTCAACTGTGGTCACCAAAGGCTCAACCTACGACAACCTGAAGAATCTTGCACCAGTCTTTAGAGAGCAGGTGCTTTCATCTTATGAAGGAACTCGTATTGGTCGTCAGGAGCTACTAGGAGAGCTTCTAGAAGACATTGAAGGTGCTTTGTGGACTAATACTATCCTTGAAGACTGTTTGGTTGATTCAGTGCCAGACATGGCTCGTATCGTGGTCGCAATCGACCCTAGCGGTGGCGATGCCGATGGTAATGATGAGCAAGGTATCATTGTGGCAGGGCAAGGTGTCGATGGCTTCTACTACGTTCTAGATGATAGAAGCTGTAAGTTGAGTCCTCAAGGTTGGGCTAGTCGAGCGGTTGCTGCCTATCACGAATACGAAGCCGATAAGTTGGTTGCTGAAAAGAACTTCGGCGGTGACATGGTTGAAGCAATCATTCGCCAAGTCGATAGCAAAGTGCCTTTCAAGATGGTGACTGCTTCGAGAGGAAAGACTCAAAGAGCTGAACCGATTGCTGCTCTTTACGAGCAAGGCAAAGTGAAGCATGTAAAAGGTTTAGAGAGGCTCGAAACACAAATGACCAACTGGACTCCTTCTGATGGAACATCACCAGACCGAATGGATGCAATGGTTTGGGCTTTGACTGAACTTGCTCTAGGTCGAAAGACTGTGCCTGACATTTCAGTAATGACTATTGGGCAAACTAATAGCTGGAAAGTTTAGTAGCTCTTATTGACTACTTCTTCAGCCTTCCGATACTGAGCGTAGGCTTCCTGCTTATTTTCTTCGCTACTACCTTGACGATACTCGGAGTCAATCTCAGCTCCGTCAAAGTTAGCAAGCATCCGATACTCTCGAACCGAGTCGATGTGTCGATAAGCCAACTGAACCCACCACTTCTTGGTTGGGGCAAAATCTTCAATCACAGTCCACTTCATTTTGAATCCTTCCATTCTGAATGTTCCTCACAAGCACAGCAGTAAAGGCAGTAACCATCATCTTGGTCGCAAGCATGAGTGTCCATGTTTGGTTTTGAGCAGCTATTACACTTCACGAGTTCCATCCTTCAGGGTTATCTTTCTGATACTTGTAGTAGTTATAGCAACTGTTACCTTCTTCGAGCAGGTCATCGTCAAGTTCAGAACAGTTACAGGTTGGCGGTTCTGCTTTCTTGATTCGGTCAGTGATAGTAAAGCCACTAGGCACATGAGCGTAGCAATACCAGCCACCCCAATCACCTGCGTATCGACCCATAGCGTAGCAGTCGGCATTGATGTCACACTTTTCACACTTTCGCATTTCTCTCCCTTCCTAGAGATTCACAACTTCGAACGAGTCACCGTTCTTGACTAGCTCCCAAGCAGGATACATTCCCAAGCTCCAGCCAGTGTATGGCTCAAGGAAGACCTTATTCTTCTTGGCAACCGCAGCTACCTTCGGGTCGTGAAGAGCATAGTCAACCCACTCGTAGTAAAGTCCTTCAGAGTTCACTGCATCGTAATCGGAGTAGCCCCAGTTGTAGTCTGGTCGCAACCAGCAGTTCTCTCGAACATACTCTTCAGTTCCGTATCCCTTGCGAACGAACCAGTCCACGATTGCCTCGTAGACCGCTTCCATTTGCTTCTGCTCTAGCTTTGCCATGATTTATTCCTTTCCTATTTCCTCGACATACTCACGAACAAGCTTCTCGAACTGCTCAATCGACTCAAGGTTTGGCTCCCCACTCACCCAGTCGAAGACTCGAATCGAATCGACAACCATCTGAGCTGGTGGTGACCAGACCTCGATGTATTTATCACCCTTGTAAATGAACCGATAGTCAGCAAGATGCATGACCAGTTCTGAACCATTGAATTTCATTCTTTTCCTTTCCCTTCATTCTTATTGTAAGTCCTAATTGAATCTAAATCAATCATTAGTCACCCACCTTTATTACTTCGACCCACGCTCGCAAGGTTCTCATTGTGGCAGCTAGTCGTTGAGCTTCTCGCTGGCTTTTGAATATAGGAGCTGGTTGACTCGAATACTTTTCCCAACCCTTGATAGTGAATTCATACTTCATGTTCACTCCTTTTCACAATCGCAGTCATCGACACAGACATATTCCATGACCACCCCAAGCAAGTTATTGTAGTCACCGCTCATGGCTTTCTTTTGAAAATCTTCGATAGAACATCGACAACATCCTTCGGCTTTCAAAGCTGCACTGACTCGTGCAAGGATTGCAAAAGCATTCCCATCCTCACCGACCAAACGAACTTTAGCATTTGGGTATTTGACCATTTCTATTCCTTCCTAATCCAATCTCGAACCGACAAAGGCTTTCAAGCCATACTTTTTGAATACATCAGCAGCAGCTCGGCAGCCAGCAATTTTACGCTCCATGCTTTGACTGTAATCCCCACTGAATCGACTCGACCAAACAGAGATTCCGCCATAGTAGTCGTTGTATCCATCTTTGTTGACTTTCACCCATTTAGCCCATGCCGAGCGACCATCGCCCACATTGACCCAAGCAAAACCACACAGCCCTTCCATTTGATAGACAGGTTTTGAGCGGTCTATCTCATTACCGAACCCCTTGGCACTACCTACTTCATACACTGGCGGTTTTTCAGCCACATAAGCAGCAGCAAAAGCAGCATCAGCTTCTTTCCAGACCTGCTCGTAATCAACTTTTTCCATTTTCATTTCCTTTCTCCATTAGGCGTAGCGAGCGTCAAAGACCGCAACCTGAGCGTCTTGGTATCGTTCCCAAGCTCGCTCTGCAGCCTTTTTCATTTTGGCATCTTCGAAGTTTTTTCTCCAAGCCATCTCACGAACATCCCAAGCCACAAAAGCTCGATTTCGTTTTTCGACAACCTTTCGAACCTCGAAGTCGTTCTTTCTCATTTCTTTCCTTTCCCTACATTCTTATTATGGGTTATAAATAAGAGTAAATCAACTATTTGAATCAACCTTTTTGATAGTAGATAAAAATCTTATGTTGAACAAAAGTGAAATTTATGATACAATGAACTTGAAGGGAGGTGAAATATGGAATTCAAAGACTCATGGTGGCGACCAAAGGACTCTCACTGGGGATACCCAGAGAAGGATATGGTTGCATACCGAAATGGAATCAAAGTTGGTTGGTTGCTTTACTCCTCAAAAGAAGGAGCTGAAGCAGCATCAGTCAAAGCTGTCGAGGATGGCAGGAAACGATTGGCTGAAGGTTATGACTTTGGCTATCAATCAGTTGGCTCTGTAACAGAGGTTGCTGATGGTTGGCAAGTTGTAATCCCTTAGTGCTACAGCTTGGTGGCTTGCGACTGAGTGAGTCACCAAGCATCGAGAAAGGAGAACTGATGGCAACCAAACCTATCAACCAACTCGTGATTGGTGACCTAATAAATCACCATGGTCGAATCCATGAGGTAGTAAGAGTCAAAGCTGGCAAAGACCTACTAGGGAAGAACCTGACCTTGACCTTGCTCCGAATGGCTGACAAAGCCACCATCGAGATAACCAGTGGGATGCTCGACATCGAAGTAGAAGTCTACTAATCCAGATAGGAGTTGATTTTTATGCAATCATCACTCATACTTGAATCAAGAGCTAGACCTTTCCATTTCTTCTAGCTCTAGAGCAGCAAGATTTTCATTTCCCCTAAATTCCTTGCTGCTCGGCAACCTCTAGCGAATTCCCCCAATCGCTAGAGGTTTGCCTTTTCAGCGTGTCTGCGTGTCTGTCTAAAGCCACCAATCAGGTATGGCAAGATTGACTCATGGCAGAATCGCCCCAAGAGGATTACAACTTTCCAGAGCAGGTAACTCCTCTACTGGAGATGGCTATTGTTATGCACGAAACTTACTCGGCATTTATGACTGCAGGATTTAGCGAAGACCAATCGATGCAACTGATTATGCGTATGGCAGATGTAAGTGTGCGAGATGAAAGCGAAGAAGATGACTGACACTAACGACTTTAGAGAACTAGGTGCAACTGGACTTAGACGCTCAGGTGGTTTTGTCCTAGAGGAATTCCTTCCTCAACTTCAAGGGCTAAAAGCTCGCATGGTCTACCGAGAGATGGCAGACAACGACCCAGTAATCGGCGGTATCCTTCTTGCTTTCAACGAAGTTATGGGTCGCTTAGACTGGCACATTGAAAAACCTGAAGAAGCTTCAGCTCAAGACCTACTCGCTTACGACTTTATCCAGTCAGCTTTCGAGGACACCGAGGATGAGTGGGATTCAACTCTCGCCAACATTCTATCCATGCTTGTTTATGGTTACAGTGTTGTAGAAGTTGTTTACAAGATTCGTGGCGGAAAATCTTCCTCACCTCTCTACCGCTCAAAGTTTGCCGATGGTCGAATCGGCTGGCGTAAGTTTGCTATCCGCTCTCAGGACTCATGGCTTCGCTGGGAGTTTGGCGAACATGGCGAGATTGAAGCATTCATTCAACAAGACATCACCACTGGCATGCACTACATTCCAATGCGTAAAGCCATGCTTTTCCGCACCAACGAATTCAAAGGCAACCCTGAAGGTATCTCGATGCTTCGCAAAGCCTACAGCTCATGGTTTTACAAGAAGCGTATCCAAGAAATTGAAGCTATCGGCATCGAGCGTGACCTTGCAGGTTTACCAGTAGTTTACGCTCCTCAAGAATGGTTCAGCTCAGGAGCAGACGCTGGAATCAAAGCATCGCTAACAGCTATTCAAAGCATGGTCACGCAAATCAAGCGTAACGAAACTGAAGGTGTAGTTCTACCTTTCATCACTGACGACTCAAATCAGAAAATGCTAACTCTCGAACTACTCAGCTCTGGCGGTTCACGCAGCTTCGACACTGGAGCAGTCATTGACCGTTACAACAAAATGATTGCAACCTCAATGCTTGCCGACTTTGTGCTACTCGGTCAAGGCAATGTAGGCTCGTTTGCTCTCGGCAGCCAGAAGCTTGAATCATGGCAGATGATTATCGAGTCAATCGCTAAATCAATCTGTTCAGTGTTCAACAAGCAAGGCATCGAAAAGCTTCTAACCCTAAATGGTATTGAATGCAACAATCCCCCTAAGCTTGCTTTCGGTTCAGTAGCTCGCTCCGACCTTGCAGCTCTTGGCACATACCTAGGTTCACTTGCTGATGCAGGAATCCTATCACCTGCCGACCCAGACCTCGAAGCGTGGGCTAGACTACAAGCAGACATGCCACCAGTATCGGAGTAGCTCATGGCAAAAAACCTTTGGGCTTTGCCTGACGGCTTCGATAACACAGTCAAAAAGGCACTTGTGAGCCTAGTGACAGCTCTAAAAAATGCCAAGAGGTCTATTCCACCAGAAGCCTTTGATGCCCTTCGTATAGGTAACTGGCAAGCATTTCAAGAACTCATGGACTGGCATGGTATCGAGGGCGACTTTGAAACCTTCAAGCAAATCCTTCAAGCTCAAGCCAAAAAAGCGGCTCTTGAATTTTATCAAGCTGGCGGAGTTGGTGCTAAGTTAACTTTTGACTTGATTGATGAAAGAGCAGTCACTTGGGCTTCTAAAAGAGCAGGAGAACTGGTCGTTGAAATCACAGACCAAATGCGAATGAACATTCGCAACACAGTTACATCTTCAACTCTTGGCGACATGACTTGGCAACAAGCATCCGAAGAAATCAAAGCAGTAATTCCTTTGACTTCTAGAGATGCTGAAGCAGTATCAAAGTTTTATAACCGTTCTCTTGACCGCTTTCTAAAAAAAGCAATACCTTTAGATAAAGCTAAAGAAAAAGCAAATCTTCTTCGTAATAACTACGCCGATAAGTTACTTCAAAGTCGAGCCAATACTATTGCTAGAACAGAAATTGCTTCAGCAGCATCGCAAGGTAGGCTTCTTGGTTGGGAAGCTGGTGTCGAGTCTGGTCTGGTAGATACTGCCTCAGTCAAAGAATGGATTGCTGAACCTTCAGCTTGCGAGATTTGTGCCGACATGGATGGTAAAACTATTCCTTGGGATGACGAGTTCCCTGCTGGCGTGATGATGCCACCTGCTCACCCGAACTGTCGCTGCTCGGCAGCTATCCTGCCACCAGACTACGCTGACTCGGTGTTCACTAACCAAGCGATGATAAAGAGCAAGGTGAACCAGTTTGAGGTGGAGTTTGCAAAGCATCTAGAGGGACAACATGACCAAACCTCTCATGGGCATCGTGGAGTTGCCTATACCTTACCAAGCAAGCGTGAAGCCCCAGATGTTGCAATCTATTCTGAAGTCAGTTCTGTAAAACCTTATGTTGGGCTTTCCCCTAAAGCTCAAGCGATTGCTGCTCAAATCGGAGCATCTTATGGACATCAGAATGAAGTCGAACACACTTGGGGTGCGTCTGACTGGGACAATAAAGCCGATGTTCGATACGCTGACTGGACTGCAAAAGATGGTCAAACCTACAAGATGGCTTTGTATAAAAAAGTCAATCAATTTGAAAATGACTCAAACCAAATTGAAACCTACCGCAGCAAGTCACCAGACATTGATGTTGAGATTTTAGATAGCAACAATGAGTGGCTCGCAAGCATGAGTGTTATGGCTTCGTGGACTGGCGAGCTAACTGGTCAAAGAGAAACCGCAGACGCTAACTTTTACTATGTAATAACTGGCATTGGTTCTGAAGTCAAGGGAGCTGGAACAGCCATGCTGGAGTTCGCTAGGCGTGAAGCAGATTACCCAATTTTCCATAACAGCGACCTAACTTCTCAAGGGCGTAAGTTTGCTCGAACCACTAAGAGCCTAGCTAAACACCTGCTCGGACAACATGACCAATCCACTCACGCTGGCGGTCACGCACGAACTGTTGAAGCTAAACCGCATGAACGCAAGTTCACGAAAGCCGACTGGAACAGTGTAACTGAAGCAAATGCCACCAACCTATCAGTAGACGAACAGGTTGCCATGATGTCATACCAAACCAATGGCTATCGAGGTGTGAACGAGTATCTTCGCAATCCGACACTAGCAGGTGCAGTGTTTCACCAAGCAGATGCTGAAATTCTTACCAAAGCAGTAAACCGATTTACTATTGACGAAGATATTATAGTAAGGCGTGGCGTAGGTCCTGATGCGTTTGGATTATATCTAAGCTCTGAGCCAGATGACTTTTTGGCATTGAAAGGAAAAGCGTTTACTGAAAAAGGCTTCCTTTCGACTGCGGCTTACAAAGCTGGAACTCAGCTTATTAGAAACCCTCAGTTTGATAACATGCAATTTCAAATGAAGATACATGTTCCCAAAGGCACAAAAGGTGTAGCTATCAATCCGAAAGAAGGAGAAATTTTGCTTGCTCCTAACACTACACTTCTTATTACTGATGTGCGACAGGTAGACTCGTTTGCATCTCGTTATGAGATTGACGCAGAGGTGGTTGGACAGTGAGCCTAAAAGCCGACCCAGTATTTATTGAAGTTCCCGTTCCGATTGGCACTCTTGTTCTATCGAAACACCTTGCAGGGCAGCATGACCAAACCACTCACGCTGGCGGAAGAAGCAAACACCCATCGGCTTTCCTTGGTGAACCGAAAAAGGTTGCAGGTCAAACACCTGAACTTCTAGCGTTCATAAAAGCCAACCCTGAACTACAAAAGTATGCTGGCAGTTTCAAAGATAGCCAAGATGCTAGACGCTACCTCGACCTAACTCAGAAAGCTTACTCCAACTCGTTATCACCTGAAGAAGTTGCAGCTCTCAAAGTTTACACAAGCAAGCAAGGTCCAGCATTCAACCGAGCAATGCGAGCAGGAACTCAAACACCTGAACAAGTCAAACAAATGGAACTAATCACTCAAGCCATTCAAAACTCTGGCGGTTTCCCTGACGACATTATTTTGACTAGAGGACATAAAGACCCTGTAGATAAAGAAAACATTTATATTGACGAACGAGGACTTCGCCAATACACACAAGTTTACAAAGACATGCCAGTGGGAACTGTTTTCTCTGAAAAACAAGTTACTTCAACCTCAGCTAACAGTAGCGATGCTGAAATCTTTGCAACACACCTCACCTATTATGACGAACAACTTCATGACGGA